AGACTTCCCGCTCAATGGCCACCACATCACCTGGCTGGATCTGGTAGGTCGCAATCCCGGATTTGAGCAGGTTGTTACGCTCGGTAAAGCCGAAGCGGTCAGCCTTGGCCGGAGGCAACACACCCGGCAGCACCAGGGTCTGCAGAGGCCGAGCCGGATCGATGGCCAGATAGTAAGAGGCAATCCCCGCATAGGTGGCACCGAATTCCCAGGGAGTAGTCGGGCTCTTGCCGGTGCCCATGCAACTGATCAGGAAGTCGTTGCGCCCTTCGCCGAAGCTGCTGGTCTCGGCATAGGTGCCACGGAACGCGGTGTAGGCAATCCCCTCGATCATCTTGAGAGGACCCCAACGCTCCAGCAGCTCATCGCGCAGGGTGTTGAGACTGGCCGTATCGTTAAACGGGGTATAAAGGTGGTTAAACCACTCATCCGGCATCGCGGCCAGTGCCGCAGACATATCCGGAGAGCCAGATCCACCCGCCATATCGGTCACCGTAATAGTGACGCCTGGAGCCAGCTGCTCACCGGAGTAATAGTTGAAGCGCAGATCGATACCATTGCCGGTCAGCCCCTTCCATTTACAGGTCAGGTTTACCTTGGCGGTATCCACACCATCCACGGCAGCCGTTACCGGCAACTGAGAGGCCGCATTGATGGCCGCCGCGACATTGGTGGCAATGGTGGCCGCAGTGTCCGCACTGGCGACCCCGACTTGCAAGGCTTGCCCGGCGATCAACAGATACAAGGTGCCAGCCTGGGTGGCAGGACCGGTGAACTTCATTGCACCAGCGGCAGCCGCGCCAGCGGCCAAATCATCCAGAGGCAGGGCAAACGCCTTGGTGTAGCTGTTGGCAGTGCGAAACGCACGAGCCGCGCGGGCCATCATGGAGCCAGCACCGAACAGGCTATCGATCGCCGACTCGCTGACAGGGATCTCGACCACCTGCAGGGCTGCGGCAGTACCGGAAGCCAGCTTCTGACCGAACAGCATCACCTGCTGGTCCTGGGCGATATTGCCACTCAGGGCCTGTGAGTTGTCGACCTCGATATAGACGAGCGGCACCCGCACGTCATTGGGGATTGAGCCAAGCGCCATGACTTACTCCTTGGGTTGAGGGTTCTTGGCAGCCTTGGCCGCCGGTTTAACTTCAGTCACATCGCCATCTTGCAGGCGACGGATCCAGAAACTGGTACGGCTGACACGTTCGCCATCCGCTTGCAGCTTGCTGCCATCTGGTTTGCGCACCGTCAGGCCTGGCTTGGGTTTTACGAGGATGTCCACAATTGCTCCTTACGGTGCGGGAAGGGTGATGTCGGCTTCGAGTACCGGAGCACCGTCAGCCAGCTCTGCTTGCCAGTGGCAGCGCAGGAAGTCATCCAGCGTGGCACTGTCGATCGGGTTATCCAGCGGCCAATCCTGACGCCAGGTGACAGACCAGATGGCCAGCCCGAGCTTGTCGATTTCACCGCTATACAAGTTGTCGGCGCGCACGGCATCCGGTGACTTGTAGGCACCAGTTCCTTGCCAGCCGCCCTTGAGCATTAACGCCTTGGCCAAGCGACCGGCGATCACCTCGGCACGCTGGTCTTTGGCGTAGCCCCACATGTCCGTGGTGAAAACGAACGCCGCGAACTCGATAGTGCCGATCAGGCTGCTGCCTTCATTGCGCATAGCGACAATGCGCATGGCCGCCACTCGCACACCACCGTCGCGGTTCGTCAGCCAGCGTTTGACGTCATCCGGCTTGTCGAACTGGCCGATGTGCCGCTCAACGGTTTGCACCCGGTCCACCTGCTTGTCACCGCCGACAGCATCGGCCTGCAGATAGGGGATCAGGTACTCCACCACGCCTTCACAGGCAGCGACGGTGCTGCCAATGGTGCCAAAATCAGGGCGGCTCATAGTCCGGCCTCCTTCATGATGTCCTGCCAAAAATCACCAATCACCGCGAGCAGTTCGGTCTGGTTGTCACTCGATAGCCCCAAGAACTGCCGTTGCGGAATTGCCATCTGGCGACTGAACGCGCCCACGCTCTGATACACAGGGAAGCGCAGGGCCTTGCCAAACGCCTGAGTGATGCGCCGGGTATGCGACGGCACCTGCACCGCACCGGAAAACCCCTCTTGATGCACACCGGAGTAGACCAAGGCGGAACCAATGCGCACCTTGCCGCGCTCGACCTGGTACTCGATGCTATCGAGCAGGGCACCTTCACCTTGCAGCAATGACTGATTGCCATGGCGAGTCTTGGCATACGCATCTGACCACGGTTTCCAGGCTGAACCATCCGGGGCGGTCTTCTCATCGGCTATCCGGCGGCGCGTCTGGCTTTCGACTACGGCACCGATGCTATCGAGCAGTTCAGCCTTGTAGTCATTGCGCCCCAGGGTATCCAACAGGCGCTGATAGCGCGCCAGCTGTTCACCTCGGGTCTCGACCTGGACGCCGATGGCCATCACAACACCCCTTTAAGACTGTCGCGGGTGAACAGGCGCTCGTTCTGTTGCACCAGCTCCACCTTGCCGACCTGACCTTCCGGCGGTTGGTCTGGGGTTGGCAATCCCAGATCGAGCTTGCCACTGGCTATCTCCTTGAGCTGTTCGATAGCGCGCTTGTACCGGTCTTCCAGCAGATTGGTGGCCTGCTGGTCGCGGTCGGCCAGCCAGTAGAACGCGATGGTGATGGCAATGGCCCTGAGCATGTCCGGCACCGTAGGCAACGGCAACACGTAGCGACGCGACAGGCGGCCATTGATTTCGGCATCTGCCGTGGTCAAGGCTTCCGCAATCCAGAGATCGTTGAGGCTGTTGGTACTGCGGTCGATAGCCACGTTCCAGAGCATTCCCTCGTCGCGGTCTACCAGATCCTGCTTCGTCGCATAGATGGCCATGGCTTACCCCCGGATAATCTCGCCATCGATCAGAATGACCAGATTCGGCTCGCGGTAGATGCGCTTGGCTTCGGCCTCTTCAACGTAAACCGCGAAGTCATCGTGGCCAGCCGCCTGGGTGACATCCTCTCGGCGGGTGACCACATAGACCCGCGTGGCCATGTCACGAGCAAAGAAGTAACCACAGCGCCAGAAGCCGATCGGCGACTTGGCTTTGACATCCATATGACCAATCACCCAGTCCGGCTGGTTGGTATCGGCGGTGGCCACGATCAGATCTGCATCTTCAGCGGCCAGGTCCAGGTCCACATCATCTTCGATGCTCTGCTCATCCTGCCGCTGTTCTGCTGCCGGCTCTTGGACGACGGTCTTTTCTTGGTCCTGCTCTGCTGCCGAATCTTGGACGCCTGGCTCTTTTTCAGCGGCTGGCGTACCAGCCTCCGGCTCGGTCACTGACTCCTTGACAGTTGGCGCGTCCGGTTTGGCTTGGTCCTGTACGGTGCCGGTATCCGCAACCAGATCTCCAGTTGCGGCCGGGCTTTTGTCGGCCTCGGTGACCTGCTGTTTGCGCTTGCTTGTTGCCATGTCACACCTCAATTTCATGGGATTTAAACCCGGTTTAAACGGCTGCAATCACCGATTGCCCATGGTTTCTCCCACATCAGGTAACTAGTCGGGGCTTCGACGCTATGGTGTTACCAGCTCCACCCCGACCGAATTGGTTACATCAGATGACCGATTACGCCAGGTAGCGGTTCACCACGATCTCGACGTTGTTGTAGTAGATGTTGGACTCGCCGTTATCGAGGTACTCGCGCTGGATGATCTTGCGCGCAGCGGCCTCGTTGCTCGGACCAACAACCAGGGTGGTAGCCATGGTGCCCAGCGGGGTGCCATTGGACTTCTTCATCCCGGCCAGCAACTGCTTGCCAGCTTCAAAGTTCGCTTCGGTGAGCGCCGCTTTGGAGCCGATGGCGGTCTGCGGGAAGCCGAAACCGTAACCGTGGCGACCATCAACACCCTGGGCGACAAAGTTATTGAACCAGGCGTATTCACTGGTAGCCCCGATAAACTCCAGCGCGAACGGACGACGCTCCTGGAAGATGACCGGCATCAGGATCTGCGAGTTATCCAGAAGGAACCACGGTGCACCGGTGTCAGTTGCCGGATCCCCAACGACGTTGGAGAAGGTGGATGCGGGCGTGGTATCCAGCGGGTGGTCAGTATCGAAGAAGTTCTGGCCGTCATAGCACAGGGTTGAGAAGCCAGCCGCCAACAAGCCATAGGCTTGCTTATCCGGGAACAGGCCAATTTCGCGACCCCAGCTACGGGCCAGCACCGAGTACTTGCCGATCTTGTCGTCTTCCAGATCTTCGCGCTTGATTTTGATGGAGGCTTCGAAGGTCTTGTTCGGGATGGCATAGCCGTGGGAGGCCAGCTCCTTGAGCATGCGAGCGCCGACCCATTCAGCGATACCCGGCAGATCGGCCAGCCAGCCATAGAACTCACTGGAGCCAGTGCTCGGCACCTTGGTGGCAATCTTGTCCCACTGCGGGGTGGTGGTGTTCAGGCCTTCGGTAAAGGCAGAATTCGCGCCGACAGTCAACGCTTCGATAATTTGTGCTTGGGTAAAAGCCATGGTCAGGTGCTCCTGTTAGTAGGTCGGTTTGTGATGGCGGTTAGCCGCCCAGGTTTCAGGCTTGACACCCATGGCGCGGCACAGGGCCAACTCGTCCTGAGTCAAACCGTCCTGGCCTTGCTGGCCAGCCTTGGTCTGTTTGGTCGGATCCTTGCCCGCAATCACCGGGGCGCTTTTCACGAAATCGGCAAACTGGCTGCGACCCTGTTCACTGCGGCACAGGCCCAGGTACATATCGCGATTGGCCGGCGCGACCTTTCCGGCGGCGATAGCGTCATCCACCAAGGCAGTCACTTCTTGCTCCTGATACTCCTGCAGCTTGGTTTCCGCTGCGGTGGCGCGATTCAGAGCCAGCTCATGAGTTTCTTTGGGGATGAACAGCGACAGGTCAGGTGCGGCAGCGGCACGGTTCAGCGCCAACTGGCGGTCAGACTTGAGCGTGGTGATAGCAGTCAGCGCAGCATCGAGCTGGGCGTCAGCAGACAGACCCAATGCCTGGGTCAGTTCAACGGGCAACGGCATGGTGGTTTCCTCGCGGTTGAGTGCAGGTAGTTCGTCAAGGTTCGGTTCATTGGTCAGGCCGCAACTGGCAATGGAGGTGACATTTCCGGCCGAGTCAAAGTTGAAGGCTGGCGAGTAGAAGGCATATTGCTTCTTCTCCAGCAGTTCACTGCCTTCGCTATTCCAATCGACCATCCCCCACACCTCGCCGCCACGGTTCTGCAGCGCCAGGATCCAGCCGACAGCTGGTGCCTTTTCGCCCTTCGGGCCTTTGAGGTGAGTGGAGTGTTCGATATCGAAGGGGCGCTTGCGCTTGAATGACGCCACGACCGCGTCCGGATTGCTGTTAATCCAGCTGCGCCCATCGTTGCCGGTGAACGCACCAGACGGGATCAGGGGCAGCCAAACCTTTTCATCCAGCACTTGTTGGCGTGACAGATCAAAGCAAAGGGCAAGGGATAGTTTTCGCATACTCGCTCCGTTACATGGCGACCTCCTCATGGGACGGGCCAACGTAAATCAGCAGCCGTTACAGCAACGGCTTGGCGAGTTCAGAATGATGGATGTAGCGAGGGGAGTCAGAATCAGAGATTTCACTGACATGCGATGAACGGTCATCGCACAGAGGAGGAGTTCAGGATACCGATAAAAAACGGGCTGGCAAGCCAAAAGCCAAACCAACCCTCACACACACCGCACAACCACATTTAAACCACGTTTAAATCGCTCCAGATTTGTTTAAACGGTTTTCATGCGTGCCCTTGCCGCCATAAACGCTCACAAAGGCGCTGAGAGCGTTTGGCGAAGCCGCGCTTCTTTCTCTGCCAAGTCGGCCTTCATGCTCGCTGAACGGCTTTTCCCTGGGTTGTAGTCCCATCCCGGATCAATCCCGGCTGGTAAGGTCTCCACTTCACCGGTGCGCTTGTTCAGCCATTGCTTGGTGCCATCGTTCGGCGCCTCGGTGAGAATGTTGCCGGAGGCTGTCAGCTTCTCGGCTTCGACCCGAGAGACAGACCGCACCCCGCAATGGCAACCCCATCCATTGGGCGGCATATGCGTTGACCACCATGGATCGTCAACTGGCAGCAGGACACCCGCCCAACTGACATGCAACGCCCGGTGCTCCTTGGCTGGGCCCAACTGATACAACAGATAGGGCATGGCGCGTTTGGTGCGCTCGATGCGTTGCCACTGTCCCGCCGCACGGGCGGTGCGCATGTTGGTGCGATAGATGGTCTTGATCCGTTCCTCGCTACCCAGCTGTACCAGCTTGGTTTCATTGGTCAGTGGGTCGTCCATCTCCTGGATACCCCACCACCCTGACTTGACCAGCAGTGGCTTGAGCGACGTAGCGAACTGCTGATAGGTCTGGCCCTCTTCCAGTGCTTGTTCGACCAGCTGGCGCACCTCGACCAGTAGATCGGCATTGAGCATCTTGGCTACGGTGAAGGCGTTGGCGTGTTCTTCCTTCCACACATCGCGGTAGTCGAACGCTGGTTTAAGGCCCTTGGCCTTGAACCAGTCCAGTGCCTCCTTGGGTGGGAACTTGCTGGCAACGGGCTCAGGCATCTTGCGCATCCCCCAAGCCGCGCACCTGGAACAACAGGCGAGCCATCTGCTCGGTGAACTGCTCGGCACTCAGCTCGGATTGCAGCTTGCTTAAACCCGCATTGAACTCCTCGAAGCTGCTTGCCTCTTCAGCCAGCTTGAGCACCGGCGACATGAAATCATCACCACCCAGCTCGACCCAATCGGCCATGGCCTCATCCGTCAAATCATTGATGATGGCCACGCTCGATTGCTGCACCCGGTTGATGGCCAGGCGGCGATTCATGGCCAGCGGCTCAGGTTGTGACATCTTGTTCAGCGGCTGCAACAGCTCATCGGTGGCGTCCGGATCAGACAGACCGAACTTGTCCCGCATCTCGCTGGAGCTGACCTTCATGCCACGGTCAATCAGTGGCGTGATGCTATCGACCAGCATCTTCAGGTCTTCCGGCTGCGGCACAATCAGCCGCACCTTGGGATAGTCAGACTGCACGCCCCAGTTCAGGATGATGTAAGGCTTGACCAGGTATTCATTCAGGCAGGCTTCCAGCTGACGGGCATCCCACTCCGCGATATCCAGCCGCACCTCATTGTGCACCTCGGCCTGTGAGCGGCTGCTGCCGTTGTCGGTGGTCATGGTCTGGCCGAGCACCGCTTTGCTGGTTTGCTCATCACACCAGCGCGCCATGCTTTCGAACAGGGTATCCCCGCCATTGCCCTTGGCGGTTTCCATCAGCTCGACTTTCATGCTCTCCGGGATCACAGCCCCGGCATCCGAGGCAATCTGACCGATGGCAGAAATCAAGGTCTGGATCTGTTCAGGCGTGGCCGCCGCACCATATTTCCCGATACGCACCGGAATACCGAACACTTCGGCGAACGCCCACCAATCGCGCACGGTGAACGACTTGAGCATATACATCACAGCGCACAGGCGAGTGAGACCATTGCGCCAGATGCTGCCTGACTTGGTGCGCGGCGTATGCACCAGGAACTTGTAAGGCTCCAGTGGTTTGCCCTGTGGTGCGTCATCGCTAATCAGCAATATCTCGCGCTGGGTGGCAAGATCAGGGCGCAGGAACCGAGGGTCAACCCAACGGTACTCCCTGGGTGTCCAGGGTGTCTTGGTGGTATCCCAAAGCATCTCCACCACTGCCACCCCTTTACCAAGGCCATCGAGCAGGTCGAACAGCAGCTCCGGCATGCCATCATCCGAGATCAGCTCACGCACCCGTTCTGCCATCTCGACATCTGCAGGCAGATCGCTGGCAGCCTCCACTGTCGGAGAGATCTTGGCCACCGCCAGCTTGCGAGTGCGCAGAACGGACGCATAGTGCAGATCGCGCTCCTCAATCTCCTCGGCCAATGCCATGTAATCGGCCGGGTTGTTGCCATCAACAACAGAACGCAGCAGGCCAGCGAGACGATGAGGGGTGATGGTGCTGGCCACCGACGGCGCGCGCGGATTGCGCACCCCGGTGACATAGGCTCCGGCGATCTCCTCTTTGAGAACAGCCTGGTCAGGCTTGAGGGGATTGCCTCTTGAATCGACAAGTGTGGTCACAGTGATACTCCTCGGCCACGGGCGGCCCTTAACTGTTGCTGGTCTTCATAGGCATTACGCTCTGCCACCGACTGATAATGTTCTGGTGCTCCGGCATTGGGGCGGCCAATGGCATGCAATCCGTACTCGGTGAACTCGCTGCGGCTGGCCAAGTAGGCCAGGAAGATGGCGACCGCCGAGTCACCATGGCGCTTGTTGCCATCGCTGCCCGATGTGCGGCTATCATCAATGCCTGGCACGCCACGGATGATCTGGATCTGTCCCAGATCGGTGATGATGTCCTCGTGCTTGGGCATCACCAGTTCGTCATCTTCAAACGCTGCCTTAAAGCGCGGCATGTTCTCGCGATAGAACCCCACTGACAGCATCACCTGCACCACCTCTTCGCCGTAGCGGTAGGCGGCCTGTTCGGCCAGGTATTGGCCATTGCCACGGGCATCCAGCCAGATGCCGTTGCGGCGCGGCAGACAGTCACAGATGAAATAGAGCACCTGCTCCTGTTGCTTGAATGGCACGTTCTTCAGCTCAACGGTGAATGGCACATGGCGCTTTGTGTCATCGTGCACCTGGATGGGGGCCAACACGGTCAAGTCACCAGAGCGGGCAAAGTCTTCACCCAGGGCATGACGGATCTCTTTTGGTAGGCTCAACAGATGGGGCAACACGACCTCATCAAGCCATTCCTGCATCTCAGCAATGCGAACCGGCTCCGGTGCCGAGTTGAAGGCAGCCGATCCGGTAAAGCGCAGAACCGGGCCATCACCACGGGCAGCGCGCTCACGCAGACCACGGGGAAGGTAGGCACCACCGCCACTTTTTGGCTGGCAGTAGTACTCTTCGCGGGCATCTTCTTCGGTGGCGGTATCCTTGAGCAGATTTGCCAGCCATTCATCTTCGGCTGCCTGGCTCCATGGCTTTTTGCTGACTTGGCAGATCCGGCGATACAGACCTTCACGCACGGCGGTATCGATGTCGATGCTATGAATACTGAACCGCTTCTTGCCCGCCCGGCTGTCCTGGATCAGGGTGTTGAACAGGTTCTCGATACCGTTGTGGGTGGAGATCAAGCGAACCTTGCTGCCCCACATGGTCAAGGCCAAAGCCGCCTTGAGCACGGCGGCCAGGTCTTTCTGGAATGCGGCTTCGTCTATGATGACGTTGCCCTGCATACCCCGCAGGTTGCTGGGGTTGGAGCTGAGCGCCTTGATCTTGAAACCGCTGGCGAAGTTAATGACATAGACCAGGATGTCTTTGTCCTCGTCATCAAATGCCTCTTCGCTCACCTCGCTGGCCGCATAGTGGTAGGCCTTGGCCCACATGGCGCAGGCGTCGATAAACTCGCGGGCCATGTCCTTGGTGGTGCCGACATAGAAGGTATCGCTGCCGCCAGCGGCCACCGACATCGATCCATTCAGTGCAGCGTCCGCCGCTTCGGCCCAGGTCAGCCCAGTTCGCCGCGACTTCTCGGCGATTTTCAGCTGGGCATCATCGGCAATCCAGCGCTTCTGATAGGGCAGCAGCACTTCCTTGGGATCGAACTCGCCGCCGATGATGGCGGCGGCGGATTGATTGCGAAGTTGCTCTTGGGATGATGGTTGCATCACGTAATCCCCAGAATTTCACGTTTGATGGCAGCGGCCGTTTCGGCAGAGAGCCCGGCTTTGCTGGTGATCTTCTCGGCAGCCTCGGCGGCCTCAGCCAGAGCGGCGGCCCGGATCTCCTTTTCAACCTTGTGGCTGGACATAGCAGCGGCCTCGATACGCTGGATAACCAGCGCCAGTTGCCCCAAGCTCTTGGGGTCCACGACTTTATCCGGGTCGTCCATCAGCTTCATGGAGGTTTCGAACGCCATGGTGCGCACGAACTCCTGCAGCATTTTCCCCAGGTCAGATGCCGGTGCCTGGCCGAGCTTTGATGTCCAGACCTCCGCCACCTCGCGGGCCTGGCGGATCCGCGCCCCGTTCTGCTCCATGCGCACGGTATAGCGATTGAGCCCAGAGCGACTGAGCTTGTCCTCGTCTGGCAATCCAGCGGCCTCAATCAGCTGATTGATCTGCTCCAGGATGTCTTTTTGCGACATAGCCCCGGAGCGGATCAGCGTATTGAGTTCGGTCTTGATGGGCTCAGGAAGCAGCTGCACCTTGCTCTTGGTGTTCTTGGCTTTGTCTGACATGCCGCCCCCTTATGCCTGGCCAAGACGGCGGGCACGGCGCAAGGCTCGTCGTGCATGGGCCTTACGCTGTAGACGCTTGTGGCATGGCAAGCGGCGATTAAACCCGTAACGCCATGACGGCGCCGGATACCAGGCACCATCCAGCGCCATAATGCGCGGAGTGAACAGCTCAAAGACCCGAGCTAGAAAGCCAATCGGATTGAACGCAAGACGCTTCATGCTGGGCTCCTTATTGTGGCCGCGGTTTCTTGACGCCATCGACCACCGCCTGACCGGTGGCCACATCCTCACCACGGCCAGTCAGCCGTGCGACCAGGCACTCACCAATCTTCTCAACGGAGACCAGACCCTGTTCTTCCAGCCAGCGCAGATGGGTACGCACCGCATCCCGCGAGATGTTGTGGCCATAGGCCTCCAGACAGGAATCGAGAATGGACTCGTTGGCGGAATAGCCTGCCATCTCGCGCAGACTGCGCAGGATCACCAGACGCTGGTCGCCGACCACAAACGCTTTAAACTCCATATTTCCCCCGTTTACTTCTCATTTAAACGTTGTTCCAACAGCAACTGGGCGACATGATTCACCGGCTTGAGCGCTTCGCTCAGGGCCTTGAGATCGCCGCGCATTTCAGACATATCCAGCCGCAACGCATTGAGTTCATCCCGCGTTGGCATAGCGGAAACTTTCGCTTCGAGTTCCGAGACCCGGACATTGGTGTCAGCCATGTCACTCTCCAACTTCTTCAGGTCCTCGCGGCGGGCAAACGTCTTGCTCAACCACAGCAGAGCAATGGCGGCCAGCAGTGACACCAATGTGGTAATCACGCTCCACCACCGGGGGATCCAGTCAAACTCCATAGCGATGTCTCCTCGCTTTCTCTACACAGGCCTGGCATCCAACACATCGCGTGGCAGATGGCTCGGCGCTCAGTCGCTCATTTGTGATTGGCTCACCACAGTCCATGCAGTACCGATTTCCTGCGGCGTCCTGATCGGGTGTCTCGGTTACCTTGTTATTCATCAGCTGGCGCAAGGCTCTGTCGCGCTGCTCTTGCTCCAGCTGGCAGGCATCGTCTATCCAGTCCGTCATCCAGCCCTCGATAGCAGCTTGCCGATACCCGAGCTGATCGTGGCCTGAACCTTATGCCCGGATGTCTTGCTGTAGGGTGCCCAGCCATCCAGTGTGCGCAGACCGAGGTAGGCCAAGGCAGGAGTCAGCAGCATCATCGCCATTTCAAAGTCCGCGCCGGCACCACGGCCAAAGGCCTG